TCCAGTCTGTCTGGTTTCCCCAGTGATCAGCAATATTATAAACCTCAAAGAGACTTCTCTCTTGGTTTAGAAAGTCTTGTGTAGTCTTATTCCACTGTGCCATGAATTAAACCCAATCTAATTTTGCTGGATGATATCTTTTTCTATCAGTAATTTCGTATGGATTTGTCGATCCACCTACACTGTAGATATTTTGAACAATCGCTCCAGGATACTCAACCTGCAAGTGTTCTCCCAATTCCTCTCTTGTGGGAATACCACTCTTAGTGGTCATAGAAATACGATGAATACTTCCCTGATAAATTACATCTGCAACAAATTGCTCTCCAACCTGTTGAGGTTCTGGAGAAGAATTCATATAGATGTTACCGTTAAAGTCGCCAGAGACATTGACGCTTTCGGATAAGAACTCTTTAAAATTTTTCATCAGCACTTCCACTTTCTAAGGGCTAAAGCTTTGCGAGTAGGACGACCCTTCTCGTCTTTCATTGGTCCCTTCATACCACCCATACGGGCACAGAAGGATCTTTTACGGGGACCACCTTCGGGTTGTGGTGCCTTCAGATCTGAACCAGGGTTCTCACGCTCATAGGACTTACGACCCTTCTCGTTCAAACCACCAGAAGGATTCTTACCCTCCTTACGCTGCCATGCAGACTCTTTTACGGGTTCCTTACCCATTCTTCTCTCTGCATTTCTTCTCATTGCCTTTCCAGTTTCTGCTGCCTTTTTGACAAGAGCAGCACCACCTGCAGCAATACCCAGTGCAGCACCAGCAGCTAGTGCAGGAGCAATCTCGTTAATCTCAGTCTCTTCTTCTTCCTCTTTTTCTTTCTTTTCCTTCATCTTTTTAATTTTATCAACTGCTGCTTTAGCAAGCAATTTGCGACCAATAGCTGCAACCATTGGAGCAGCTTCGTTAATCTCAGTCTCTTCTTCGACTTTCTTCTTTTCTGGAAGACCATCGTGCTTAGTCGATGCAAAGTCTTTTACATCCTTCTTTTTCATAGATTGTGCTAACTTAGCAACAGTCTCAGAAGGACTCTTCATTTCACCCTTTTGCACAGCACGAACCATGCCCATCAGGCGTTGTTGTTTTTTACTCTCTGCCTTTTCTGCAATAGTTTGAAATAAATCAGACATTTTTCACAGACTTTTTCTTATTATTTATCTTCACATGACATGTCTTAAAATGAGAGTAGACGAGCTGCTCTAGAGATGGTGACTCATGACCACAATAGGGGCACTTATGAATCCTCTTCTCCATTGCATCTCCTTAGCAATCATTAAATACTTGTCCTACCTGTGATCCTAATTCTGAACCAGCTTTTTGTCCCAGAAGCAGTGCCCACCCACCAGCTAACCATCCGATGTATGGGATGTTTACTACAGCAGGAACAATAGCGCCAGCAGCAATAGCACTACCTGCCATTGCACCTTGACTCCGTGCTCCAGCGTCCGCCACGATGCACTCGATGTCTTTTGCAGACTTTCCCTCGCCGTCTACAGCAGCACCTCCTAAGTTTCTAACTCCATCCATAGTAAATTGATCTCTACGATACTCTCTCCTATGTTCAGTCTTAGGACCAAACCACCCGTTTTTATTTGTATCTAATTTTAAAGATCTTTCAGACTCTAAAATAGCAGGATCATTTGCTTTATACTCAATCTCATACCCATCTCTACCTGCTTTGATTTTATAAGAGGAGTATGGACCATGAGGAATGTTAATTACAGGTGGTTCATGTTTTCTGTTATTCACCACATATCCCAGAAGACCAATATGAGAAACACCTATAACAACACCTAATGCCAATAAAGCAATCTTCATTGGAGATGTTTTCTTAGTTGGTATTTTAGTTGTCATTTCACTGGGTGTGATTTGGTTTTTTCACCTTTTGCTCTTTTTTTCCTAGCATCACAATGTGCTTTCTGAGAAAAACCTTTTGGATTCGAGCAATCAATATCGCGCTTATATTTATTGCTCCACTCTTCCTGAAACTGTTTAAACGTTTTCATCTTTAGGCAACCCATTTTTTAACAATTTTGCCAAATCTGCAGTTGAACCAACAAATAACGCATTGTTTACAGTTGAAGGTCCTTTTACTGTTTTTTCTTCTTCCACTTCTTTTAACTTTTTTTGAAGTTCCATCAACTTATCTGTTGCATCAGCAACATTTTTAATTAACTGTCCAGCAACTTCATATGCTCTTGCCTGTTCAGTTTCCTGTGCAAGTTCTAAAATCCCATTAATTGCTTCTTGACCTTTTTCAATTAAAGAATATAAATTTCCTCTGGTATAATCATAATCTTTTTTAATATCATCAGAAGAAAGATTGGATTTTTCTGTTTTTGCTGGGATCGGTTTTGCGTCAACTTCAATAGGAACCATTTCTCCGCCATCCACATCAAATGTTTCATTTAATTTATCGAAGTTTTTTGTCATACTCATAACTTATCAAAAAAGACTGCCACTAAATCCAAAATCATCACCATCTTCCACAAGAGCATTATCTGCAGAGGTGATAGTAAATACTTCAGCACCTCTTAAATGATCAGTGATTGGTGTATTATCTTGACCTCTCAACACAGTAATTTTGTTATCACTTATAGTTTTAACAAATAGTTCTTCCTCTCCAATAGTAATATAAGTTTTGGGAGTTAAACCACTTGCATCTTCGAGTGTGATAGTTTTTGCTGTTTTTGTAATATCATCAACCAAAGTAGTGACGGCATCTCCAGTGTAGTTTTTAGTTGCTCTGGGTTCAACAGAATATGTAAGAGATCTTTGAGCGTTTTCGGGAGTTTGTCCTGCAATATAACTGACAGTAGCTTTTTTGATAATATCTTTGGAAGCAGAAGAAACGGGACCAAAGAGATATGTTTTTGCAGTAAATCTTAAAGTATACAGTAAAACTCTACGGGAAGTAAAATCTCCCTCGTAGTCATCTTGCATGGTAATATTTTCTAAAACAACTGGAACATCTCTTTTTTCTTTTATGGATTCTACTAACTCTACTGTTAAATTGTATGCTGGTTGAAAATATGGCAAAATTTGTTCGATAATTTGAAGCATATCATCGTTCAACTTAGTCATAATACTAAGTTCAAATTGCATATTATAGGGAACTGGAACGTATGTTTTTTTTACTTCGGAACCATCAGTTGGATCCTTTACAGAAAATTTTTGAGTTGTACTAATTTTTCTTGCGGGATCATATGTAAGTCCAATAAATTCAAATGACATTCTAGGCAAAGACATTGCCGTAGACTTATTGAGATCTGGTGATTGCTCTAATCTAGCAAGAAATTTTTGAGTAGGACCATATGCCAGAGGTACTTTTACAACAGTCTCCTCATTTTTGACGCTAATATCATTAAAGAGTGTACCAAAAGATATGATGGTCCTCCTTAAAATTTCGTTATAAAAATACTCAAACATTGTTTAGGTCCTATTATAATATTATTTGATAAGGTTAAATATTATTTATCTGTTATGGCATCCCGAATGGATTTTGCTCAGAGAAGTCAATAATTGCATCTGCCTCTGTTTCAAGGTCATAATTGTCAGCAAATCCATCATTAACAGGATTAATATCTATCTTTCTCAGACCAAACGATGCTCCAGATTCTGATCCAACAAGATTTTCTCCAACGACAAAACTACCAACAACATTAGAAACTTCGAGGGTATTAGTAATAGAATTCCACACTCTTATAACACCAGTAGCTCCACTGAGAGATCCTGTAACTATTTCGTTGTAAGTAAAGGATCCAGTTGATCCAGTGATTGGGTCAGAAATTACAATAGTTGGCTCTTGCGTATATCCAAGACCAGCATTGGTTAAATGTATTGCAGTGATTGTTCCTGCAGTACTTACAACTGCAGTTCCAGCAGCAGATATAGTAGATGTTCCAGTAAAGGTAATTTGAGGTGGAGAAGTGTAACCATTACCTCCAGAAGAAACTGTAATAATTCCAACAACACCATCACCAATTAATGCTGTTGCAGCTGCCCCAGTTCCACCTCCGCCACCAACAAATCTAATACCTGGAGCTACTGTATATCCAGTTCCTGGATTTATAATATCTACGTTTTGTACAGATTTTAGTGCTTGATTTACATTCAAATTACAAACATTAATTCCACCAATCATTCTTGCAGTAGCAATTCCAGTAATTCCTCCACTAGGTGCTGATGAAATTTGAACCGTTGGTATTTCGCTATATCCACCACCTCTATTTGTCAGTCTGATAAGTCTAATGCCACCATTTACAATAGATGCAGTTGCAGTAGCAGTAATTCCAACTCCAACAACAGTTAATGTTTGAGTTGGACCAAGGATAGTATTTAATCCATCCGATGTTAATCCATCTAACTCATTTCCGACAAGATTATCATCAATTTCTTCAATATCAGTATCTATTATTTCATTTTCATATCTGAAGAGTTCACATCTTAATTCATAAACATAATTTTTTTGAAGTTGATAAAATGGTTTTTCATGCTCTACAAACTTTACTTCATATAAACGATCTCCCAGTGGGAAATAAATTAAATCACCTTCTTTTGGTCTACTTGATAATTTTATATTTGCCTTTTCTTTTGATAATGGTTGAATGTAATTCTCCCACCTTTCTTTTGAAATTACAAGAGTTACTTCTTGTGTTTGCTGAATGCCAAATTTGGATAATAATACTGAATTATCTGAATATCCATCATAATTTTGAATATATGCTTCTATCGGATACGCATCATCAAAAGATGATTGAATAACCTCTTTTATAATCGTTTTTTCTGTAATATATTTCCTTGGAAGATAATGAACTTCCACCCCGTACATTCTTAGTTGCTCATT